TAATGTCATTAGGTATTCCTTTAAATACTGATTCTACATTAAAGGGACAAACAGTATTTTTAGCTGAACGTTGTGGTGAACTAATGCATGATAACATTATTACTGATAGAACTGTATTAGATGTTATGGCATTTACAATGAATGCTAAATCAATACCTCATCAAGATAAAGATGCATTTGAAATATATGCTAGTGAATTTATTAGAGAATATGATTACATATTTTACATATCTCCTTATGGGTTAGAAATCGAAGATAATGGGGTACGTGAAACAGATGAGCATTATAGAGACTTAATTGATTTTACAATTACCACACTTATTAAGAGACATGGGCATAAAGCAGGCGCAATAGAAAAAATATCAGGTTCTACAGAAGAACGTATTCAACAAATATTGAATGTTACTAAACTTTAACATATTTATAATAAAATACTTTTATAATGAAAAAATCTGAATTAAAAAATTACATTAAAGAAAATATAATTTCTACATTATCTGAATCTACAGAGGATGAAAAAATTGCAAAAACTAAAGAACTTACACAAGCAGTCCAAGACCTAGGATCAGCTAAAAAAGAAGCAGGTATCGAAGAAAAAGTAGCTAACACCTCAGATGATGTTATTGACCCAGCGGACTATGGAGACATAGGAAGAGGTTACCTGTCAGGATTTAATAGACCTCATTCATTAGATGCAGATCAATTAGAAACTTTAGGACGTAAAATTGTTAAACAATTATATAAAGGAGATTTTGATAAAGCAAAGGCTAAATTTATAAAAGAAGATTTAAGAGAAGACGAAGATAAAGAACCATCTAAATCCGATATTAAAAAAACTAAGGGTTTAGCAAAAGCAAAAGAAGAACTTGCTTTGTTAACTCAAGAAATGAAATCCTTAGCTAAAAAATATTCAAAAGCTGAAGGTGAAGAAAAGGAAAAATTAGTTAAAACTTTAAAAGAAAAAACTAAATTAAAAAAAGAATTAGAAAGTATTCTAGATAATAAGAAGATATAATGTCCTCTAAAGAACGGTTTTTATATATAGCAATAATATTCTTCATAGTGTTTTGGGTATTATCACCTGATGAAGAAAAATATGTTGTCGATTATAGTTCTAAAATAGAAGCACTAGAACAAAAAGTCGATTCGTTACATCATATAAATGACGAATTGATTTTTAAAATTGATACCCTAAATACCCAAATATTAAAATTAGACCAAAAAATTGGTCTTAAAGATAATAAAATACGAACTTTAAAATGGAAAGTAAATGAAAAAGTTAATGCTGTTGATTCTTTTAATGATGACGAGCTTACTAGGTTTTTCACAGAGCGTTACGGACAGTACCTCGATTCAATTAAAAAAACCAATAGTAAAGTTAGTAATTAAGGATTTAATATTAGGTGATGGAGCTAAAAAAGAATTAATTTTAACTAATAGTAAAGTAAATTTATTAAGACGTAAAATTATTTTAAAAGATAGTATCATATTTAATCTTAATTCTCAGGTAGGGAATTTTGAGACTATAATGTTTACAAAAGCAAACCAATTAGATATATCTCAACAATTAACTAAAAGACTACAGATAGATTTAAAAAAACAAAGAATTAAAACTAAGTTAATGGGTGGTGCTGGTTTAATAACAGCAGTAGTAGCCATTCTTTTACTAAAATAGTTATATGTCAGACATAAAAAAAGTAATTCGTCAAGAATATCTTAAATGTGCCCAAGATCCGGTGCATTTTATGCGTAAATACTGTTATATACAGCATCCACAACGTGGTCGCATACAATTCAACCTGTACCCATTTCAAGAAAAAGTATTAACGTTATTTCAAAACAATGATTATAGTGCTATATTAAAATCTAGACAATTAGGTATATCAACATTAGTATCAGGTTACTCTCTTTGGTTAATGACCTTTCATAAAGATAAAAATATATTAGCTTTAGCAACTACACAGGCAACTGCAAGAAACTTAGTAACAAAAGTACAATTCATGTGGGAAAATTTACCTTCATGGCTTAAAGTAGATTCTGCGGAAAATAATAAATTATCACTTAGATTTATTAATGGTTCAAAAGTACAAGCAAAATCTTCAAATGCTGATGCCGCACGTTCGGAAGCAGTATCATTATTGATAATTGATGAAGCAGCCTTTATTGATAATATTGCGGAAACATGGGCATCAGCACAACAAACTCTTGCAACCGGAGGTGGTGCTATTGTATTATCAACACCCTATGGTACAGGTAATTGGTTTCATCAAACCTGGGTTAAAGCAGAAAATGGAGAAAATGATTTCTTACCTATTAAATTACCTTGGTATGTTCATCCAGAAAGAGATCAAAAATGGAGAGATGCTCAAGATGCATTATTGGGTGATCCTAGATTAGCAGCACAAGAATGTGATTGTGACTTTAGTACATCAGGTGATATTGTATTTTATAATGAGTATTTAGAATATTACGAAAAAAGTTTTATTAAAGATCCCTTAGAGCGTAGAGGGGCAGACCAAAACCTATGGGTTTGGGAATCACCTGATTACACAAGGGATTATGTAGTAGTTGCTGATGTTGCTCGTGGAGATGGTAAAGATTACTCTGCTTGTCATGTGATCGATGTAGAAAATAATGTACAAGTTGCTGAATATAAGGGGCAATTGGGTACAAAAGAATATGGCCATTTACTAGTTGGATTAGCTACAGAATATAATGAAGCTTTACTTGTAATTGAAAACGCCAACATAGGATGGGCGACGATACAAGTAGCAATAGATAGAGCATATCCAAACCTTTACTATTCACAACGGAGTGACTCCCCAACCTCCAATTCGTATTTTGATAAATACCAGGACAACTCAAAAATGGTAGCCGGGTTTACAATGTCATCAAGAACAAGACCTATGATAATAGGTAAGTTTCAAGAATATATTAGTGATAAAGGTGTAACAATCCAATCAAAGAGGTTGATAGAAGAGATGAAAACTTTTATTTGGAAAAATAATAGAGCAGAAGCTCAAAGTGGGTATAATGATGATTTAGTAATGTCTTTTGGTATCGCTATGTATATTAGGGATACGGCATTAAAAATGAGACAACAAGGATTGCAAGCTACTAAAAACGTATTAGGTAGCATGGCAGTAAATAGAACAGAGTATCAAGGAGGGTATGGTTTTTCACAAGGGTCTGATAACCCATACCATCAAGACGTAGGTGGGAAAAAGGAAGATATTAGATGGCTCCTTTAGGTAATATTTATAATAATAATAACAAATTATGGCTGACAAAAGTGTATTTACAAGATTAAAAAGATTATTCTCAACTGATGTAATCATCAGAAATGTGGGTGGTAATCAAATAAAAGTAATAGATAGTGGTAAAATACAATCTACGGGTGAATTAGAAACTAATTCATTAATGGATAGATATAATAGAATATTTTCAACTAGTCCTACTTCATTGTATGGCGCTCAGTTTAACATAAACTATCAGTATTTAAGACCACAACTTTATTCCGAGTATGATGTAATGGATAATGATGCCATCATAGCATCTGCTCTTGATATATTAGCTGATGAATCAACTTTAAAGAATGATATGGGGGAAGTACTTCAAATTAGAAGTGCTAACGAAGATATACAAAAAATATTGTATAATTTATTTTATGACGTATTAAACGTAGAGTTTAATCTTTGGATGTGGATACGTCAAATGTGTAAATATGGTGATTTTTTCTTAAAGTTAGAAATAGCTGAAAAATTCGGTGTTTATAATGTTATTCCTTATACAGCATATCACATTGAAAGACAAGAAGGGTACGACCCAGAAAACCCAGCAGCTATTAGATACAAATATGCAGCAGATGGAATGGATAATATAAGTTCAGGTATGTATCCTGTTCCTGGCTCTACCGCAGGTAATTTATCAAATGAGCAGGGTATTTTCTTTGACAATTATGAAATGGCTCACTTTAGATTAATTTCTGATGTAAATTATTTACCATATGGTAGGTCATATATCGAACCCGCTAGAAAATTATTTAAACAGTATGTGTTAATGGAAGACGCTATGTTAATCCATAGAATATCACGTGCCCCTGAAAAGCGTATTTTTTATATGAATGTAGGTTCTATCCCTCCAAATGAGATAGATGCATTTATGCAAAAAACAATTTCAAATTTAAAACGTACCCCATTCCAAGATAATAAAACTGGTGAATACAATTTAAAGTATAACCAGATGAATATGTTAGAAGATTTCTACATACCAGTTCGTGGGAATGATCAAACAACTAAAATTGAAACCGCACCCGGTTTACAATATGATGGTATTCAAGATGTTGAGTACTTAAGAGGTAAATTATTTGCCGCACTTAAGATACCAAAAGCATTTTTAGGATATGAAGAAGATATTGAAGGAAAGTCTACATTGGCGGCACAAGATATTAGATTTGCTCGTACAATTGAAAGACTTCAGCGTATTATATTGTCAGAATTAAATAAAATTGCTTTAGTTCATTTATATACTCAAGGGTATACAGATGAAACATTAACAAATTTTACACTTCATATGTCTAGTCCATCTATTGTACTAGAACAAGAAAAAATAGAATTATTAAAATCTAAAACGGAATTATCAGCACAATTACTTGAGCAAGGTTTAGTACCGTCTGATTGGATTTATGATAATGTTTATCAATTTAGTGAAGATCAATATGATGAATATAGAGATTTAGCTAGAGAAGACGCTAAACGTAAATTCAGAATAGATCAAATACAAGCTGAAGGTAATGACCCAGTAGAAACTGGTAAATCATATGGTACACCTCATGATTTAGCATCATTATACGGTAAAGGAAGAACAATGTCTGATCCTGGTAATGTACCTGATGGTTATAATGAAGATGATCCTAAGTTAGGTCGTCCACAAGATACTGTTACTAGTAGAAATAAACAAGATTCTAATTTTGGTAAGGATAGATTAGGTGTTCAAGGTATGAAGGGTAAAGATAAAAACGACTCTGACAGTATTCGACCAAAATTTAATGGTGGTAGTCCATTAGCTCTTGAAGGTGCTAAAATGGTTTATTTACAAAATAAGCAAATTTTTGAAACATTAGACAAGAAAAACTTAGTATTTAATGAAGATAAAGATTCTTCTTCACTATTAGATGAAAACCAATTAAAGGAGTAATATCCTTTCAATATTTATAAATAAATATATTCCTTGATGAAAATAAAACACTCAAAATACAAAAATACTGGAATTCTTTTTGAATTGTTAGTACGCCAAATAACGGCCGATACACTAAAAGGTGGCGACTCTCCAGCAATAGATATATTAAAGGAATACTTTGTTAAAACTAGCTTAGGTAAAGAATATAAATTATACGAATCTATCTTAAAATCGAAAGTATTAAACGAAAGCAGAGCAATTTTAATTGTTGATACTATATTAGAATCCTCTACTAAGTTTAATAGAACTTCATTAAGAAAGCAAAAGTATAATTTAATTAATGAGATTAAAAAACATTATAGTTTAGAATCATTTTTTGGTTCAAAAATAGTAAATTATAAAGAATTAGCTTCATTGTATACTTTAATCGAGGGTAGTAACTCTTCTTTAAATGTAAATCCAACACAAATATTAGATAATAAAGTAACTTTATTAGAGCATTTAACTAAGAGTGAAATCACAGATGATGCTAAAAAAACAGTATTAGAAGAATTTGCTTCATACGATAAAGATATAAGAACTCTTACCTATAAAATTTTATTAGAAAAGTTTAATGGGAAATATGATATTTTATCTAATGACCAAAAACAAATACTAAAAGAATTTATACACTCGGTAGATTCAACACCAGATTTAAGAAATTTTTACAACACAAAAATTAAACATTTAAAATCTACATTAAGTGAAGTTGTTAAAAACATTAAAGAAAAATCTACCCAAGTAAAAGTTACTGAAGTATCTAAATTTTTAACTGAATTAAAGAAAACGGATAAAGTTGGAGATGATAATTTAGTTGATTTGTTACGTTATTATCAATTAGTAAACGAAATAAAGATATCAAATGGGATTAAAATATAAACTTAAAGAATTAGAAATTGGTGATGTTAAGATAGACAATGGGACAAAATCTACTGTCACAGATATAGACCCAAATACCGGTGCTGTATCTTGGGATATTGTATATGTTCCTAACTTAACTAAATTAGTTGAAGATTCTATGGAATTAGCTAACACAGCAAAAGGTGTGTATCAAAAAGCTAAAGATGATAAAAAATTTCTAGACATATACGAACAGTCAAAACAATTAAGAAATACAATTCGCACTCACGTTAGAAATAATTACCCAGAAGATTATAAAAAAGCTATTTTTGAAGAAGAAGTAGACGAAGCTACAGGAATAGATGGAGATATTATTGACCTAAACCCCTCAAATAAAACAAAAGTAGGTAATTATGTTAAATTACCACACCATTTAGCAGCAGCTCTTTTAGATATTGCGGATGAAATTATGGGTAAAGAAGCTAGTACTATAAGTTCTCAACCCCAAATTAAACAAGCCCTTGCCTTATTAAAAAAAGCAGCTGAAAAGGCTATGACTGGAGACAAAGAAGTAGAAGAAATTTCAACTTCTGGAGCGGCGGGTGCTTATTTAACACCATATGCCTTTAGAAAAAAAGGTTCTAAAT